AGTAGCAACCATTAGGGGAAGAACGAATAGTTTAGTCATTTCATTTAATGTAGAGGATATAGTTACCCATCCATAAAATGGGTAAGTGTGTCCTAACAAATTATATAGACATAAAAAAAAGAGGGGTTTCAACTGGATTTTGCCAGTTGACCCCTGCGGCGACGATATTCAATTGTATTTATTCTTCTTTAGGTGCAATAATTGAAGCGATGATGACCATGAACGCGAATAGACCAATAATGAGACCGATTAACATGAGTCCACCTCAAGGGGTGTCATTATTTATCCATAGGTGGTCCATTAGGGTAGTGTAGGCGCAAGGACTGCGTAACTAAAAAGAGTCGAAATGGTTCCGATGATAAGAGTGGCGGCTGTTAAGTTCATAAGTCGTCCTCCAATGGTACATATTATATAGAAGTATAATGTATCAACATGATACATTTCTGTAGCGGTTACTACTGATCTAAACTCCTTTGTTTTGGTTTAAAGATAGTCCTTTCTCTGGTGATGTTCAGGAACAACTTTTCCGAGATTGACTGTCAAAAGCCCATCTTCAAAAGTAACTGATCGAACTTCCGTGTCGTCACTGAGGGTCCAGGAACGTGTAAAACTCCGTTGAGCCAAACCTTTGTGCAGGTAGTTAGTTTTTGGTTCTTTCGCCTCTTTCTGTCCTTCAACAAACAGAGAACCATCTTGGGTGTAGACATTAACTTCCTCTTTTTTGAATCCAGCGAGTGCAATCTCTAGTATAGACTCCACGTTGCTGACTTGCACAAGATTGTAAGGTGGGTAGTTACTTTGTGTTTCGTGTTGAAAGAAAAAACGATCAAAGTAATCGTCCATTCCAATACTATTCTTGACAATCTTGTCCATTAACTGCGGCAAATCGGCAGCATGATACTTCTGGATGTTTACCATTGTACTTCTCCTTGAAAAGCGAGATTAGATTTTGTGGACCCCGAAGGCATCCTGTGTATATTTATACCATAAACCATGAAAAAGAGGTGCAGTAATAACCGCACCTCCTAGGGTTTCCGACTTTTGAAGCGACCGCACGAAAGATCGCATCATTATTTATTGTGCTTCTGGTTTCTTTTTCTTACCGATATTATACTTGGACTCAAGAACCCAATCGTTCTTATCTCTGTAAGAAAGAACTTTGATTTGGTTCAAAGGTGCAACATCAGTAACAAGTTCTGGACTATTGATAGAAATCAATCCCCAGTCAGAAAGAAGATTAATAATACGATTACGACGTTGAACGTCATTAACTGTAAGATTAGCGTGTTTGCCGTCCAGTGCAAAGAGTTCTTTGAAATGGACGATATAATACTTACCCTGTTTGTGTAGAATATGACAAGACTGGTAAATTTTCTTTTCTTTACGCGAGGCAACACCGATGCGGGTGAGCGTTTCACGGACTTTTAGGAAATCATCTGGTTCATTAAGAACCACTTCAATCATCTGATCTTGTGACCAACTGACTTCAGGTTCAACGAAGGTACTCATCTTTTGCCTCCAACATCAAGTTTAGCTTTGATATGATTAATTTGATCTTTGGTAAGAATCTTCATAGCTTGTTGAGCCTTTTCATTACTATAACCATAGTATGATTTTACTGCATCAAGGTCTTGAATTTTCTCTTTTTTAAGCCACGGAGAAAATCTTTTCCGTTTCCTGATGGTATTTAGTAAAAAGTCATATTGTAGTTTTGACGGGAGATTATGATGGAGATTCATCTCGTTGGCATACATAATCGTGTCAATAAAACCAGAGAGGCACTTATTGATAATGAAGGGAGGATATTTCTTTTCCCAGGTGGGATCCTCTTCACTCATGAGATACTCTTTAGTGAAGTTGATCGAGTTCAGGTAGTCTTTCAGTTCGTAACTCATCGGATAATGTCAATTTCATCAGGGTTTGAATTCCAAGTCTCAACCTTGGTGCGAAGTCTACCTTCAGACTTCAGTTTCTCAAATCGGTTAGAAGCTTTCTTCTTCCACCAGTTGATTAGGTTCTCTGTATAGAACTTCTCGTAGTTTTGACCAGGGCGCAAAACATCCTGTTCACCGAGAATCACTTCCCGTGCATTCTCAAAACCATAATCTGACATGTAAAATCTCTTCTGTTCAGTCAGATTTTTTGCATTTGCAATCGCAGTCTGGAACTCCACAGCCTTTTGAGAAGACAAGCTTTTCTTGATTAGAGAGATCATCTTTTGTTGAGTCTTCAACTTGCGACTCGATGCGTCCTCCTTCACCAGAGACTTGTTGTTGTTCCGTGCGATAAACCATTTATTCAACTCCTGAAAGATATCATCATGCAGAAGGGGTGTGAAATCACTCTGTGTGAGTCCACGATACCTCATGTAGGGTTTGAGTCCGTCATACTGAGAGGATGACTTTGTAGACCCGTACAGAGAGGTTGTCTCGAAGAGACAGATGTCTGCATCATACTTACTATTTAATGTCTCACGGGCCTGATGAGAACAACACAGGAGAGACAGGAGTTTACCACCAAGGTAGTTGAAACCGAAGGGTTGAGTGGGAACAATGATGAATCCCATGATCGCATGACGATTGAATCGACTCAGTTCGGGGACACTACCCAACCAATCGTTACGAGGTTTTGAGTTGATCGTAGGAGAACCAAAACGACAGAATCCGAGGATCTTGTTTGTGTTCATTTCTTTGACAATCCACTTCAGGGACTTCCCAGGAATGGAGTCTTCAATAGCGTGAGACGTAGTGATCTGCAGTCTCTCACTAAAGTATTCGTTACTAAAACCACCCTTGACACCTGCAGGATACACTCGGATATCCATGTCTTGGGGGTGCATGTCGAATGCGTCAAACATATCATCCTCTGGGCCCATACCCAGGAGAGACGTTTGCATCTGACTCATTCGGTCAAGTTTCACATTACGCAAATATTCATCGATACGTCCCATGTTAGAGAAGTAATCAATGAATTTGTCTGCTGCGTAAATTGCATCATCAAGTTCTAATTGCATATCAAAGAATCAGTTTCTTTTCATCTGGAGTAACCAACTTACTCCCATACATTGAATTATACTTCTTTTTTACACCTTCATCAACTTCTGCGACATACACAATATGTTTCATGTCAAGATTGATCTCAGGTTGAGTCTGATCAATAACTGTCGCCCATGGCATGAATCCAACCCGACCATCTGCACTAGGAAGTACAACCAGTCCATTCTTAATGGTAATCATTCCACCAGTCCATTCAAGAACTTCTGCGACCACTTCTTCGCCAGTAACAATTCGTAGCAGTTTTACATCCATCATAGAAATGCCTCCAATGCACCATAATTTTGCATGATTTCACTTGAATATGAATCAGGGTCTTTACCCTTTCCGTCAACCTGCATATTCATCAGGGGAGAACGACCAAACTTGCGTTGGTACTGATAGATCTCATAGTGTTCCCTAGAGATCAACCAGGATTTTAAACAATGATCTGGATCTTCTTTTGGTGGAGTAATAAATCCAACCCAAAGTGGTGTACCAGTCAAAGTTCCATTGAGAACATCATCACCAAAACCATACTTCTCTTTGAAGAGTTCATATTTCCTTTCAGAACACTCTCCAGTAGTCAGTGGTTTGTGATGTGTTGTCATCCTCTTATGTAGGTGACTTCTCAACTTTCCTTTATGACCATTTTGTTTGTCATAATAAAATCCACCAGACTCTCCAATGTAGACACATTCCGCCAAATCTGAAGGAGAATCAGTTGAAGATGGTTTCATATCACTCCAAACAAATCCGTAGACTGCACCACGCATACCAATAAGATCTGCAAGTTTATGATATTCAGTAAATCGAATCCAATGTGTAGTTGGAATCATTCTGCACTCCAAACTTTAAACTCAAAGTCTTCAATAACTTCGTTGGCAAGAAATCGTTTACAAAGTTTCTCTACTTCTTGATTGGCATACTCTTCATTGTCTGCCTCAAAATCAATCTCAATCAACTTACCCAATCGCAACTTATTAAAAGTCATATCGGAAAGTTTACCACATGCTGCACGAACAGCATTACCTGCAGAATCATCAACTGCGGCTCTCAGACGAACATAGACCTTTGCTTTAAAATTCATTTGAAATCATACTCCACCATAAGTAACTTTGAATTTTCCATAATCTCTTTTTAATTCTGTTAGAGACATTCCAGTTTTGTCAGGCAGGTTTTCTACTGGAACTAACCAAACCGTATCATCCATAATACTGATAAATGCCATTTGATCAACGATCTGTTTATATGGAATTTTATCAGCATGATTAGTAATAAGATGAAAAGACATCTTTTCAGTTTGTGATGTTGATTTTACCTGAATACGTTCAAAGTCTTTTCCATTTTTAGATATTAAGAAATCAGATCCCCAAATATCTTCTACTGGTGTATAAACTTGATACCCTTTCACCATCATCAGATTTTTAAACTTGTCCTCACACAATCTACCAAGACCTTTTCTTAGTGTGGCAATTTTGATATCTTCAGGATTAAACAAACTATTTTTAAGAGTTTGATTTACTCCCATCAAATCTTGGTATTTTTTCTTTGCCTCAATGATTGCCTCTTCTTTATTTGGAGTTTTAAGAGACCAGTGACCACCTTTCTTCCATCCTGGTTTTTTTAGAATACGAAGATACCAGTTTGGTTGACCATATCTTTGAAAAATAGATGCATCAAGGTCGTCATTGAATGACTCCACATTTTGAAAGACTTCACTCATTTGAAGTCACACTCCACCATAA